GGTAGACCCGGTAGTACGCCTCGTACAGGTTGTGCATGTGCGGGGCGCTCTGCGCCAGCTGGAGCTGGGTCTGTGCCAAGGTGATGCGCTGCGCAGCGGAGAAGATATTGGGGTCCGCGACCGGCAGAACCGATACCTTGTTGTCAAAGTCGCTCTGTTTAATAAGACGAGATGCGCCGGGGACATCATAGGGGTACTCGGGGGGCAAGTACTTCCCAAACCCACGGAACAGCATCTCGAACTCTTGTGTCTGCGCGTAGTAAAGCCGCTTGTGGATCGCTGACATGACCATCGAGCCACGCTCAAGCAGCGCAAGCGTGGTGCCCACGGCTGCCTGCTGGTTGGCGTCGCCTACCTGCATGTCTGCAATGCTCGCCAGTCGTTTACCGGCGTCCACAGTGAAGCTCAACAGCGCAAACAGTGTCTGGCTGGGCTCTTTATAGGGCAAAGGCAGCAGTGAGGAGCTTAATTCAGCGCCGCCTGCGTCAATATCGCGCCATTCCCCCGGCTGGATGGGTTTATCGTCGTCCGCGATCCGCGCGCCCTTGGCTTTGAAGCCCGCAGGCAGGTTAGACAGCGTTCCAGCGTCCAATAACTGACGAAGTGCAGCGGTTGCTGTCTTCGCAAGGTTACCAATTAGGTGAACGAAGCCCAAACCGTAGGCGCCAAGACCGCTGACCAGCATGTAATGCACAAAATACTCAATTCGTATCTTCAACGGGTCGTCTTCTGCCCAGTTTCGACGCACACTGACCACTTTCGCGCTTATTTCGTCTACTGTGACCACGTAAGGTAGCTTGATGCCAGTCGGTTCGCCGTCCTCGTCCACATCTTCGTAGCCGGGGATGTTTAAATCGACATGAAATTCCAGCAATGTGATCTCTTCCGGCTCGCCAGTGGCCTGCACACCCGTAATTCGGTCAATCGTCGCGCCAATCTGGTCCTGCCCGCTGTTGGAACCGTCGGGCGAGAGCTCTACATCAAGGTATTCACCTGCAAAAACACGCTTTTTGAACTCGTTTGAGTCCATCGCAATGCGGTGCGTGATGCGTCGGCACTCAGAAATCACACTTGAGCCGTGGTAGGGGATGTAAAGATCGTCCGGAAGCACCAACCGGCTCACCATCCGGCCAAGTTGCGCGTCAAAATACACCTTTTTGAAGGTTGACCCACCGTATCCGGTGTAAAACAGCAGCTGGTCGAACTCCGGCGTGTATTCTTTCATCACGGAGGTGATCTGGTAGTTCATAAAGTCCTGAACCCGGGCTGCCTGCTGGACCTTATCCAGCGTTTCCTTGCCCAGAGTCTGGGTGCGCACGGGCCCGCTGGCGGGCATCAGCTCCTTAAACGACTGCGCTTGGAACTGGATGATGGCCTCGGTCAGCATTGGATGCACCACGCCGGCTGCGCCACGGAAGGGCTGGGTGCGCTCGTCCATCCGCAGACCCAACAGGTCCAAACCCTTGGCGTACAGCTCCTCCCACTGACCGCGTGAGCTCTTGTCCGCATCGAACAGGGTCTGCAGAGAGATGGCTATGTGCCCAAGGTCCTGCTGATCGATATCCTCGGCAAGGTTAGCGTAGAAATCATCGTCGTCATCGCTGCCGCCGATCTCAATAACAGCGCTGCCGTCATCCTCAAGAATGATCTCAATCTCTTGGCCTTCGTCTTCATCAAATTCAATGAGGTCGGAGTTCGGGGCTAGATTTACTACCTTGTCTATAGGCATCGTCTTTCCTACTGTGTTTTGTTTATCGGGCGGATGTTAACCGATCCAGCATGAGTTTGGCAGAGGAGACTTCACCACCGTCCTTGAACGGGACGCCCTGCGTGAGAAGACGGTTGACGCCTTCGCGTCCAGAGGCATCTGACTGATTCCACACGATACCAAGGGTTTTAAAAGGGCCCGCGTCGTTTTTTAGCTCAATTTCTTTAACTTCAAACCCATCTCCAAGATCCCTTACAACCGTTTGTGCGTTTTCTGGAAGGCGTTTATATAGCTGTGGCTGTGCAGAGTACTTTAACGAAGTAAGGGCTACGAAATCGAGGCCCTTGTTCAGGGCAGAACCAACGGCCCCCTTTATTAGCATCTGTTGCAACGCATCCGGATTGGTATCCATGCCAAGAAAGGTTTCATCAACAACCTTTGAAGCAGCTTTCTTGGGGTCAGTTAAACGCTCTAGTATGTTATCCATTCTAATTGAGAACGATGCCTGCCTTCTTTCCTCTGCCGTTCTAGCTCTTACATCTTCCCTAAATTGCTTTTCTAAAGCAGTAACTTCGGGGTAGATAGAGGGGTTAATTATGTCCCCCGGTTGGGGGGAGTTAATAAGACGTGTCAGTTCACTCTTCCGTGCAAGATCCGCCTCAATTTTTTCAGTAAGCGTCTTTATATTTTGTTTAGCGGTGTTATACCCTTTATCGGCGGCTGCAAGCCGTTTTTCCAACTCTTCGCGGTTCAAGGTCCGTGGACCACCCATCTCCCTAACCCTATTAGCCAAATCGGATTGAAGCTCGTGAACGTAGATCCCCTTAGCGGGACCCATGCCCGGGATGTCGCTGGTTACCTCAGAGGCGCGAGTAAACGAAATAATGTTTTTTAACCCTCCCGTAACACTCGTGTGTCCCGGCTTACCTGTAAATTCCGGGTTGCTGCCCAAGACAGGAGTGGCTTTCGTGCTTAAAGACCCCAGCAGGCCTCTAAGCTCAGGGTCATCCCTTATTTGCTCCAACTCAAAAGCAGCGTAGTCTTCCATGCTTTTTTGGGCGCGCTGAATAAGCTTGCGTACAACAGGAGTTACTTCAGTTTTAAAGAAATTTTCAATGGCTATAGGAGAAGCCGCTGTCCGGGAGTCAAATACAGGTAGTTGATCCGAGCGAATATTTATATCTGACAGAAGATCGCCTAACCTGTTCTCATAAGAATACGAAAAAGCGTTTACATAGGCTTGTCGTAAAACTTCTGGGGGCGTTAAGCCGCCTACCTGTAAAAGCCTGTTCTTTTCTTCGTTAAATCCTCGGGGGCTGCGAACGTCCTCTTTAATCCCGTCTTTAAAGTCATAGATCTTTTTTGCATCTCTATCGTGGGTTAACTGACTTCGACGCATGCTTTCCAATCGGGATAACGTGCGCTGTGCCGCCTGACTTGTATTGCCGTCAAGCGCGTCAATAAAGGGCTGTGCAAAATCATTAAGGCCCGAGCGGGTAAATAACGGGTAAGCAATTGAAGAGGTTGCCATGTTATCTGAGGGCAGCTCACTAAGTCTTGTAATTGCATTTTGTGCGCCTTTTACCACATCCTCGCTCATTGCCCCGCTATCCGGCATCCTCATTATGATTGAAAAGCCAGAATCAGGCATTGTACTGATGCTTTCCTTCCACGGATTATCCATAGTGGGATAGGGCATATCTTTTCTTGCTGCCCTACCCCACTTAACAACACTATCCTCAATTTGAATAAGGCTGGGGTCGTAAGCGGCTTGTAGCTTCTCCAGTATTTCCCCGGGAGTAAACTTCTGGTTAGGCCCAACCTCTCTTAGTATGCCCTGAACTCTTTGTATTTCATAAGGCCGCGCAATCTGAACACCCTCTGAGCGAAGTTCAGACAACAACTTTGGCATGCTAATACTTGTTTCAGGATCTAGGCTGCCTATGTACCGATCTAAGCGTCCTACAAAAGGCTGTTTTGTGGTAGGCCTATATCGATACGTTTCAGCCATCTGGGCCGTGGGCGGCGAACCCATTGCCATGCTGGCACCCGTGCTTCCAAGTGCAGCCCCCGCTACCTCGGCAAGTGTAGAATCAGGGGCAATAGCAGTTGCCGCTGCAGCGCCCGTCTCTCCAGCAACATACGCCCCAGTCTCACGGCCAAGGTTGGGGAACATGGCTTCTAGCTGTCTGGCAGCCGTTGGGGCTGACACAGCTGTTCGACCCGCTGCGGCAAACGGCAGAATCTGCGTGGCTATGCTGCCAATCGCATACGGGTCGTAACCCTCAACACCCAGCGCTTCACGCACACGCGGCGCTGCTGGGGTAAACTCGCCCGTGTCCATCCCCGCTCGGTCACCCAAGTAACGGGCACCCATCTGTGCAAGGTCACCAAGGCCCACGGTCATGTCAACCGCAGCGCCAACCGCAGGCTTTGCAACCTGTTCGTAAAAGCCTTGATTAAGAAAAGCGCCCGCCTGCCCGAGCCTGTCCAAGATGCTGCGGCTTTCGGTTACCTTAGCGTCCGTGGCCCGCTCAGGGGTTCTAGCCGTTGGCGTGTTGTCGATACCCTCTAGCTGACGACGCAGCAGCTCTGCGTCCACCTGACCGCCATTAGCAAAACGGGCCAGCTCATCCTTGGCTGACCCTTCAGACTTTTTTACAAGGCCACCTTTGGCTTGCTGCAGGATGTCGTAACCGCCGTAGGTAATTTTGTCGCCGCCGTCTATTGCAGCCGCGTAGCCACCCGCTTGGGTGCTGCTGCCGCTGCCGCGTATGACGCTGCTATCTGTTTGGTCAACGTCTGTTGCACCTGTTCCTACTGTGGCGTCTGTCTTGACGGCTTTTGCCGCAGGAGAGGCTGCAGTAAGCTTGTTAACTGCTTTTAAGAAATTTTGGCCTTCTTCAGTCGTTGAATTAACTTCCCCAGTCTTTGGGTCAAACACACGCTGCGGATCGCCAAACTCCTGCGCCATTATCTGATTGCGAAGCAAGGCATACGTGCTCGGATCGCTAAGTGCAGGAGAGGCTGCCTTTAGTCTACGCAAGCTGCGGTCAATCGCCGCACGGTTCTGCGCAAACTGCTGCGACTTGGACGGGCCAAGGCCACCATAAGCTTGAACCTCTCTCGGGCTCAGTAACGAGCGCGGACGGGTGGTCACGCTTGGCGGCGTGAACGTAAAGCCTGCGCCGGTTGCGGGTCTAAGCTTGGCAGCAGGGCTGTAGTCGAACTGGCCGGTCGGCCTGCCTTTGTCGTCCAAAATCGCGGTTCGCGGAGAGCTCTCCCTGAACGCTGTGTCCAGCGAAGCCTGCCCAGCAGCGTAGATGTCAGGCTGCGTTGGAAGCTGTTGGTACACGGTTGGTGCAGTGTAGGTCGGTGCGACAAAGGGTTTTGGAGCCTCATAGGTATCCAAGAACTTTGACACACCGCTCTGGCTGCCAGTCGCTGCGCTGCCACGGGTGTCAATTGGGTTGGTTACTGTGCCTGCCGCTGGCGCTACCGCCTCGGCTGCTTTGATAATGTTCTGCAGTTGTTGCTGGTTGTACGTTGGCGTAACGGCTGCGACCAAGTCTTTTTGTGTAACGCCGCCAGTTAATACCACGGGCGGTGGAGTAACTACCGGCGGTGGAGTAACCACGGGAGGTGGAGTAACCACGGGCGGTGGCGGTGGTGGTGGTGTAGCTGCCGCCCGCTGCGTAAACAACACATTCGGGTCAACGCCCGCGCCGATCAGATCCTGAAACGAGTACCCACGCTCAGTGGCGTACTCCAGCATCTGAGCTCTTTCAGCAGCATCGATGCCGCCCTGCTGCAGGTTGGCGACATAGTCACGGCCCTGCTTGTCCAGTATCGCCCTGCCATCCTGCCCCCGCGCAGTTAAGCGCTGCGACTCAAACGCCAAGTCGGGGCTGCGCTCGTAGGCCGAGGTCATGCCGGCTGGCGTTGTGAACTGCGACTGCTGGATCGGAGCCTGAACCGTGAAGATCTTGTTCAACACCGCATCGGCAACGCCAGCAGCGCGAAGGTCTGAGGTGCTGATGCCAGACTGGATTAATGTGTTATACGCATCTACGCCAGTCGGCGCGTTGGCATTGGCAAGGTACGCCTCGGCGTCCTTTCTAAGATTGGCGTAGTAGTCACCAACCGTCTGCTGACCGCCCTTCTCCATCGCCGCGCGATACGCCGCCGATACGCCCGCTGCCGTGCCCGGCTGCTCAGTTGCTTGCGCCTGAACGGGAGGTAAAGATGGAGGCGGAGGCGGGGGCGAAGATGCCTTAACCGGCGCCATTGCCTGTTCTCGCGCCATTAACTCATCAAGACGCTGCGCTGCATCAGGAGAGCTAGACGTATAACCCTGCGTTTTCCCTGCAATGCTTGATGGACTTGCTGGACTAAATTGGTCACCAGAGGGTATTCCAATAAGAAAACTTGGCATATCGACAGGGCCCGAAGGGCCACGAGAATCCGGCAACACGGGAACTTGAGGCATTTCAGGGCGAGGGGCAGCCGCCCGCTGTCCCATAAGCTCGGCTTGAACCTCTTGCGGTGAATACCCGCTTGCCCGTGCAACTTGATCGACCCCAACACCGTACTGGGCCATTGCATCCCCAATCGCCCTGTGCGCCTCAACTCCCGGCCCACCGAACTGCGCGTAGGTGCTCTGGATAAACTGCTTCACCTCGTCGTCGCTGAAGGCTTTTGCCGCCCCACCCTCGGCCATCCGCACAGGAAGCCGTGCCAGCATTTGTCGCGCAGTCAGATTGGGCATCAGGTCACCGCCTACAGGAAATAAAGATATCGCCCTACACGACAGGCGTTTGGGCTATTTTAACTCAATAATACTCCGGCACAAGCGCTTCGTCACTGCTCTCGTCATCTTCATCCGTGTGCAGCTTAACAAAGTTGCCTGAGCGGAACCGTAACATCGCCTGCGTCGTGCTGTCCACCATGTCATCATGGTCCCCGTTCGGGAAGGCAGCACACTCCTCAATCAACTCATTTGCCCACTGCGTGTGCGGCGCCCAGACCATCCCCGACTCAAACATCGGCGCCACGGCATTGGCCCGCGATACCTTGTCCTGACCCGCACGGCGACCGCCCGGATTGTACATTGTTACCGGAATACCCGTTCTGCGCATCTCCTGCTGCAGCACCGTACCAGTGGCCTTCGCTTCAATCAACACGTTGTCTGGGTTCCAGTGCTTGTAATGCTCAAACGCCTTTCGCTTTAATTCAGGAAAGTCCCACCGCCCACGCTCCACGTCCATCAGGATAATATTCGGCCCCGCATCGGCGTCCGGGTAAAACACGCCCCATGTCGTGATCACAGAGTAGTCCGCCGTCTCCTTCTTGGAATACGCCGTGTCGTACGACTGGATAATGTACTCAACCGGAGGCAGGTCGTCATTAGGCCAACGACGCCACCAGTCCCGCTTCAAGATCGCCCCGTCCTCTGCCGTGGGCGTCTGCTGCCACTGCGCGTTCCACTTGCGCTGGCCAATGGCCGTGCGCACCTTTTCAAGCTCCAACAGGTTCCAATACTGCGGCCACAACGGTTTGCCAGAAGGTAAGATTGCCGGAAACTCCAACACCTCCCAGTGGTCAGACCTCGGCTGCCCCTGCATGCGCAGTAACCGACCGGTCAGGTCATCCGTGCGCCAGCGGGTGTTGATCACAATAATAGACCCGTTTGGCTGCAGACGCTGACGCGGGCCAGAGGTGTACCACTCAAACGTGTTGTCCATCGCCGTGTCCGACTGCGCATCCTGCTCATCCAAGATGTCGTCCAGAATCACAATGTCGCCGCCGCGACCCGTCATCGCACCGCCCTTACCAATGAAAAACGCTTCCCCGCCCTGACTCGTGTCCCAACGGCCCGCTGCCTTGGAGTCCGCAGACAAGGTCATGTCCGGAAACACGTCCCTATACCGGTCCTCCGAAACCAAGTTACGGATCATACGGCCAAAGCGCTGCGATAACTCCGCTGTGTGGGAACCCACAATGAGCTTGGACTTCGGTACACGGCCCATTAAATACGCCGGAAACAGATAACTGCCCATCTGCGACTTGCCGTGACGAGGCGGCATCGCAATCATCAACCGCTTACATTCCCCAGAAACAACCCGGTCAAGCTTCTCCGCAATCAGCCGGTGGTGCTCCCCCACAATCATCTCCGGCCATACGTACTGACAGAACGCCAAGAAATTCTTCTTCGCCTTCTGCTGGCCCTCCAGCTGCAACATCCGAAGCTCAAGCTTCTTACGGTGCGCCTCTACATCAAACTGAGATTTATAAACAGACATGGTCAAGATGCCGCTCCTGTGACATGGGTCTGCCGCATTATACCCATTTTCGTTTTGAAATTTTTAATATACCCCCACCCGTCGATTTTACAAAACAAGGGGGGCCTTTTTAGGGGCGCGTGGTTCACGGTTCACGGCTGCAGACAAAAAGGGCAGGATGTTCTACGTGGAACATACACTCACTCTATCAATAAACCGGAATCGATTTGTTTTATCTATCGTCCATCGATAGGAAAAATATATCAATATTTGTATATCGATAGGGAAAGCAAACAACCCTCGTTCTATGTGATACACGCATCACTTTTAACTGTGAAAGTTTCACGCTTCACGGCGCACGGACCGGGGGCTTTTCAAAAGTGTTTCGCTACCCGTTGTATGTATGAAATCGGGCTTCTGCCCCGCCCCGCGCGACGAGGGGGGCGAGGCGGCGGGTCGGTTTTCGCGGGTCGGGCGGCGGGTTTGGAATCGGCGTTAGGGTACCTTGCTGTTTCCGGTAATAGTATTTACCGGAAATAGTGATCCTTTATATATCAACGACTTACGCTCAACGGCGCGTGGCGCATGGCCAACGATACAAAAAACCTATCACCTCGGCGCGTGATCCACGGCGCGCGGCGCAAGATCCGCGATCCACGGCGACGGCGTATCAGGCGACGGCGGAAGAGCGGCGGAAAACGGCGCGCGGCCCGCGTGTCTGGTTCGACGCCTGGACAAAAAAAAGCCCGCTTTATGGGCGGGCTCTTCGGTCGGGCTGGCGATCAGAGCGCCATTAAGATCACCATCATGGCGTACCACGTCGGGACGCCGATGAGAATGCCGATCACGGTTTTAGCAATATCTGCGCGACTCATGCTGCCACCTCGGCGAACGTCTGACGCACGATACGCCAGTAGGCCTCGGTAGTGTCTACAGTGCGCACTACGCGGATCTTCCTGTGTGTGTGCTTATGGCATGCGGCCTCTTCACAGGCCTCACGGCGTGAGTAGAAACCGTTGATAACTTCGGGCTCGCCCGTCTCGCGCCAGATCCCGATGACGACGTAGTATGCTTTTTCCATTTTGCTTTCTCACTGTATGAGCCCGTCCGGCGGCGGGCAAGGAATGCCGGAAACGTGATAGTAACAGAAAACAAAAAGCCCGCACAAGGCGGGCTCTTCGGGTCCGGCGGGCTGGTCGGTTACTGGACCAGATCCAGCATCAAGCCGGCTTGCGTTTCCAGTTCCACGCGATCCGCCGTATATGGGATATCCCGAGCGTATGCTGTCGCAGCTGTCACGGCGTCCCACACGGTCTCAACGGGCCGGCCTTCATCCAGCATGTGGGCATGTTCCATCTTGGCTGCTACTCGCGGCCCGAAGCGCTTGGCCAGAAAGTCTGAGACCTTATCGCCAAGGCGGGCATTCTGCGCGGCCTGTAAGGCCTGCGTGATCCCATGAGCACTGGAATTCGCGTACTCAATAAGAGCGGGCTGGACCTGCTCAAGGAACCGATCAGGCGCGCCCGCTGTATGCCGGATAGTTATATCCTGTACGTGCTCGGCGCCCCATACAATCCTATTGCTGCATGCGTAGTCAAAAAGGAAAGTTTTAACCTTGAGCGCGCCGGCACCTACTTCGCTATTCGTGACGAAAAAACCACGCGCCAGTGTGCCGGTTTTACCATCGCGCCGGTTAGGCAATTCGATACGATTTACCTCGTCCGCAAGGAACACAAACATATCCCGATCAGACGCGAAAAGTGTGGTGGTTTTCTTCGTCACGTCAACGGCGCGCCCGAATTCTCCCGGGACTCGGAATGTGCCGGTAATACCATCGCCGAACCGGTCCACTAATCCAGATATAACATCTGCATTCCACACACGCCCGTAACGCGGCCCTGTCGCGGCCCGTAGTGTGCCGGTATTGTCGCCGGCACCACGGCTTATTAAAACGCCTACCTCTTCCACGTCGCGGGCCACCTGAAGCCCGTAGTTCAGGCAATCTGCTGCCATTGGTGCGGGCAGCTGGCGCAGGTAACCGGCGGGCGCTTGGATCAATGTGGCCAGCTGGCCAAAAGCAAAGTGGCTCGGCGCGTAACCGTGTCCGTTCGGGCCTTCAATCAAAAGGCCCTTATTGTCGGCTGTCGGGACCGCTTGAAGCCGACGGCTGGAAACGACGGCCTGACGGCTAATGGCACGGCTTTGTTCTGACATGGCCAGCATATCGATTAAAGACGTAAAGCGCTCTTCGGCTGGACGGCTGGACCATTGCTGATTTGCATTCATGAGAGTAGTCATGTTCTTTCTTCCTGTATCGGCGCCCGTCCGGTAGCGGGCCAAATGGGTGAACCGGAAGCGTGAATATAACTTTTTGAAAAGTTAAATGCAACGGCCCTACCAAATAAAAAAGCCCGCACATAGCGGGCTCTCTCTTCATTAGCAGAACACTGGCGAATTAATGCCGGACCTTAGCATGCTCGACAATAACGTCGGTCCCTCCATGCGTATAGCATGCCAGACACTCTATACACTTTTGGCCGGTACAATTGGCGGCGCCGTCGTACTCTTTCGGTACATTATTAAACACCTTATCAAAAGCCTTAGGCGGGCGCTCCATGATCCGATCAAGTCTCGGGTTACTATAAATTAAAACCAGATTAGCCGGCCTCTGGCGCGCCATGCGAATTAGCGCCTGTCGCTTTGTCCAAAGCGCAAAAATCGTTTGCGGATTCGCCTCTGCAATCAAATAAAAGTTCTCAAGATGTTGACGGTTTATCAATTCGCCGTGACCGTGGAACCGAAAATGTCGGGCATTGATAACCGGTATCTGGCGCGCGGTAATTGGTGCCGACAATACTTCAGAATTATGCTCAAAAGCCGGAACACAATTTTTTCGGCTACCGGATAGCATGGCGGCGCTGTAGCACTTGGCACAGATACTATCCGTCGTGCGCATGGCACCACAAAAAGAGTTAGAGAGTGTATTGGTATTGATGGCCTGTAAACCCTCAAGCTTACCTGTCATGGTACTGATTTTAACCGGCCTGTCGGTCGCTATGATCATGTCTACTTTCTCCTGTATGGTTAAACCTAAACGAACAAGCCCGATATTAATCGGGCTCGGCGTTAACTGTCAACTATCTATCTGAAAAGAAAACCGAAGAAAATAAACCTTAGTAGCCGGCGCAATTCACGCCGCCGCTCCTCCTTGTCGTGATCTGGCGGGCGCGCCGGTAGCGGCCTAATCGGTACTATCGGTACCGATTTTCTACGGCCTCTCTTCATATAAATCACGCTCCACTACCTCACAACTACTCAGAATTTTAACCTTGCCCTCTTCACGCTTGGCAATTCCTCCGACGTGGTAGGCCTGTCGCTTGGCTCCTGTACGCGAACCGTAGCCGGTTACACCATTGCCACCAATATCCAGTACCTCAACCACGCGGGCGCGCTTTTCGCTGATTAACTCGGCAACGGCGGTAACCACTTCAGGTCGCCAGCCCGCTGGCGTAAATACCGACGCGTTATATTTAATCGTTACCATGTTGCACACCTCTGCTTTTATGTACTGCCAACGCTTCATGCAAGATAATCACGGCGCTTGTAAAGTCATCGTTTTCCCAATCCGGAAACTCACACGCCATGATGACCTCTTCCAGCTGGTCCTGCGTTAATTGAATAGTGATCACTGTGTGTCTCCCCTCATCTTTAACGCCTTCATCACATCATGGATAAGCCCCATCGGATGATCTAAATTCAGTGGGCTGTCTGTCTGCAACTCTTCGAGTTGATCCAAAGCCTGATCAAGCATCCCAACCATGATCTGTATATCGGTCTTGCGGCGGTACCTATGGTCATCAGCCCAAGCCGGATGACCCTTTAAGTCGTACCAGCTACCGTAGGGGGCACTGGCCTCCCATCGCTGATAAGGTTCATCCGTCTGCATTGCATCAGCAGCGTAGGCTGCCATCTGGCCTGCGTGTATATGTCTTCTCATCTCACTTTCTCCACTGTATGTGCCCTCAGGCGGCGGGCAGTTTTTGCCTGTTTTTCTAAAATGCCACCGCCCGACACCCGTTGTCAACAGGTCAATGCGTATTGCAGCAAATGCCACCGCACGTTATCGGCTGGCCACTCCTGATAGGCCGGCACGTCTACTCCCCGTTCCATCAAGTCCTGCACCTGCTTGCCCTTGTACAGCAGCCACTGCGCCCCATGTATCGTCGGCGCCTTTGGTGGATGGTATTGCACAAGGATATAGGTCGGCACCTTTATCGCAGCATGCGCGGTATGAAACGCAATCTGGTGCGGGCTGAACTTGATCTTGCGCCCACGCTTAACGACTTTCAACTCCAGCATGGCAAAACCACAATCCTTTATCGCCAGCAGGCAATCCGGAATACCCAGCCCGACGCGACTCTCAATCCTCGTCAGTCTCGACTCTGGTGGCAGGTTCTCCTTCAGTCTCTGGTACAACAATGTCTCCGGTTTCGTCGCCATAACGCATATTCTCCTCATTGATAGAATGTTCAATGTCTTCCGGCACAAGGTCGATGATCTCACTCGGCGTACCATAGACGTCCTTCAACCGCTCCAGCTCCTTCATGACCTCTTCAGCGTTCATGCTGTCAATGGCACCATAGCGCACCTCTTTGCGCTCAACGTAAATCGTGCCCAGTGCCTGCCCTCGGCGGAACTCGGCCTGCACCGCTGCACCAAAGTTACCTGCCTGCATGGCAGCGTCCCGAATGCGCTGTAGGTCGCGCATATGCCGCTCGTAGGTCGTACCATAGACCTCTGCAATCTCCTGCCTATGCTCCTGTATGGCAGAGACAATGTGCGGAGATAGTCTCGGGTTGGTCATCTCAGTTGCTTTGCCCTTCGCCTTAGCAGGGTCATACCCTGCCCGTACTGCGGCCTCCTTCAGGGTTATCTCACCAAAGTTGTTCACCACCTCGCTTACAAACCGCCACTCCTGCGCGGTCAACGGCATGTTCAGGGGTTTACTTACGGGCGTCATCAGCCTTTCTTTGGTCTTACGCCATGTTGATACCCGCTTGGTCGCTGGCGCACTCTTCAGCACCTCAGGTATCTGCTTACGCGCCAGTCTTCGTCTTGGCTGCAATAGTTCTTCATCATCACTCATTCTACTCTCCTGCATATGTAAGTATCGTCACTGGCTTTATCCAGTCTTATTGCAAAATGGCTATCCTGCACACGGTTCCAGTAGGATACCGCCTGCCGACACGCCCTAAGTTCATCCTCATCCGTTAATTCAATGTAGTCGCCCACCTCCATGTCCTTCAACGGAAACCACATGCCTGACTTGGTCGCAGGGGTCTCAACCAGAAAATGCATCCGGCAGTTCGGCCAGCAGATCTGATGGTTCTCTGTATCGTCATAGCTTGGCACTACTCAACCCTCCTACAGATATAAACATCAGGTGCATCTTGCACCGGCCTAACAGAGAACCGGAAAGGCTCTGACAGGGCTCTGCGCTGCCGCTGGACGCGGTACAGGGCATTGTGAACCATCTTCAGTTGCACCTTGTCTGTGATTGTAAAAAAATCGGACACCCGCATTTTCCGAAAGGGATACTTCGTCCTCCCCTGAGGACTGGCATGCCACTTTACCAAAAACTCCCGTGGTCGATGAGTCCAACGGTACTCATCACACCTGTCGTACATTCGCGGCATCAAGAACCCCCGACGTAATGATTCAAGAAAAAATATACCTATACAGGGTTCTAAGTGCGTTATTAGTAAATTACCAATTATAGATTTTAACGCCGTATCTAGAAACACACTGTATATC